GAAGCATTGATATTTGAGTACCCTGATGCTGGTGCATCGGATTATATGCGCGTGATGCGGGCGTGTTTTGGTCGCAACAATGTGCAAGTTTCTTTGCGCGCTTTACAGCGTTGGACGAAGGACTGGAAGCGCAAAAACGAGCGTGTTTTGCTGGCGGTGAGTAACCCTGACGACTGGAAGAACAAGTTCATGTCTGCTTTTGGCAGTGCTTCGGCTGATATTTTGCGGCTGAACCAGCGGTGGGAGTTGGATTCCACCCCTGCCGATGTTCACCTTACCGATGGACGTTATTCCATTGTGGCGATGATTGATGTGTATAGCCGCCGTCCGTTGATGCATGTTGCGAAAACCAGCAGTGCGGCGGCTGTTGCTGCCATGTTGCGCCGCGCCATTATGCAATATGGCGTGCCTGAAAGTGTGAAGATTGATAATGGTCAAGACTATGCATCGAAGTGCATTAAGCGGCTGTGCACGGGTTTGAACATAGAGCAGCACTTTAGCACCCCCTTTTCAGGCTGGGAAAAGCCGCATGTTGAACGGTTCTTCCGTACCTTTAGCCACGAAGTGTGCGAAATGTTGCCTGGCTATTCGGGGCATAATGTTGCCGATGCGCAAAAGCTGCGGGCGCGTCATTCGTTCGCCGATCAATTGTTCAAAAAGAATACCGTGGTTGATGTGAAGCTTTCTGCGGCGCAGTTGCAGGCGATTTGTGACGATTGGGTGAACGGCATCTATATGCAACGCAAGCACTCAGGCATCGGCATGTCACCGCTAGAAAAAGTGGCACAATGGGAAGGCGGAATCAGGACGATAGACAACGAACGCGCCCTTGACCTGTTGCTGGCTGATGTACCAGGCGATGGCACACGCAGCGTGACCAAAAAGGGCATCCGCATCACATGGGAAGGCGAGCCTGCCCCGCATTATTACGCTGGGGCTTGTTTGTTTGAGGTGCCAAGCCGCGAAAAAGTGACCGTGCGCTTTGACCCACTGGGTGACATGGGCAAGTTGTATGTGTTCTTCCGTAAGGCATACCTTGGCATTGCTGAATGCCCTGAGTTGTGCGGCTTTGATCGGAACGAATTTGCCGCAGGACTCAAGAAAAAGGGTGCGCTGCGCATGAGTGAAGAGCGCAAAGTTATTAAGCAGAAACGCAAGGAACTGAAAGCCTATTCAGTTACAGAGAAAATGGCAGAGGAAGCCCACGCAGCGGCGGCTACGGTGGCATTGATGCCTGCCGAAGCGATACCGCACACCACAACAGAGCTTAGCGCAGCAGGCGATGCCATTGCCGCTGATGACGCAGTACCTGCCGTCGCCCCGATTAACCAAACAACCTTAGCCAAAGCACAACAAGCGATGGAAACCGAGGCTATGCCTAAGCAAAGCCGTGAAGAGCGGTTGGCGCGGTATTTGCGCGTGACCGCCGATGCCAACGCCAGCGCGGATGACCGCGAATGGGCGCGCATTTGGTCGATCAGCATCGAAGGGCGCGCACAATTGAAATTGTTAGAACTGGAGGGGCAATCATGAACGAAGAATTGGCACTGATTGCGCTGATGTTGCGGCAGATGCGTAAGGAACTGAGCTATAAAGCGGCGTTGTATGGCGAATATGCCAAGCAAAGCGAAGGCATTACGCGCTCGGTTTGGCAGGGCAAAAGCGTGGCGATGGTTGAAGCACTGCGCGCCAGCAACGATTTGACGGCATACATGGAGCAAAACCACGCCCCAGTGCCACAAAAAAAACGGCCAGCTTTGCGGCTGGCCGTAGTGAACCCTGATGTAACCAGCATCAAGGGTAATAATGGTAAGCTCACAGTAGTTACCAATGAAAGCGAGGACGAACTATGAAACATAAGACTGTAGCAGTCAATAATATTGCTAATTTGATGGAAGCGGGCGAGGCGTTGTTGAGCCGCTCGGCGGGTATGCCTGGCATGGGTTTGCTGTGGGGCGAAACGGGCTATGGCAAGACCACGGCGGTGACGTGGTACATCAACCAAGTGAACGGCATTTATGTGCGTGCCATGGCTACGTGGACGCCTTCGGCGATGCTGGAAACGATTTTGGACGAGCTTGGCCGCCCTGCGCCGCGCCGTATTCATTATATGATTAGAGAGATTGTTGCCTCGATGTCGCAAGAGGCGCGGGTGCTGTTTGTGGACGAAGCGGATTACATCATCGAAAACAAGAAGCTGACGGAAACCTTGCGCGACCTGCACGATTTGACGGGCATGCCTGTGATTTTGATCGGCATGAGTGGCATTCAGCGCAAGTTGCGTGGCAGCAAGCAGTTAAGCGGACGCATGGCGCAGTGGGTTGAGTTCCACAAGTGCGATATTGGTGATGCCAAAAAGCTGGCAACTACGCTTTGCGAAGTGGCTGTTAGCGATGAATTGCTGGTGGATTTGCACGGCAAGGCGCGTGGCTCTATTCGGCTGCTGGTGGTTGGTTTGGGGCAGATTGAAATGGCAGCAAAAAACCGTGGGCTGAGCGAAGTCACACTGAACGATTGGCAGCAATGGGCGATGAAGTACTTCATCGGCGATGCCCCGGGTGCATGATGAAACCTGCATTGCCCAACAGGGCTAAAAAGAACCCATCACCACGCCACCGTGCATGGCAAAGCATGCGCATATTGGTGGAGTGGACGATGGGGGATATTGAATCCACTGCCGATATTACGCGCAGCAACCTTGGCAAATACGTCGCGCTGCTGGTGAAGGCTGGTTATGTGACCTGTGTGCGTAAACGGGTTGGTGGTCGCAAAGGTTCGTACTGTAAATACCGCCTGATTAAGAACACAGGACCTAAAGCCCCTGTGGCGCGGAATTACAACGCGGTGGTGTTGGATTTGAACACGGGTGAAGCCGTGGTGATCGGGCAACCCCAGCGGGTCAGCGCGAAGCGCGGTGCATCTAAACCTTTACCCAGTACCGAGCGGTACAATGACTTGATTAGAGAAAGGACTCACCATGTGGCTTGAAGCATTAAAAACAGCATGCGAGGCATCATCGCAAGCACAGGTGGCGCGGCGTTTGGGGGTATCTACGGCGATGGTTTCCCAAGCGTTAAACGGCGTTTATAAGGGCAATATTCAGCGTTTGCAGGGGTTGGTGGAAGGTGAATTGATGAGCCTTGCCGTTGATTGCCCTGTAATCGGGGCAGAGATCCCCCGTCAGCGTTGTGTAGAGCATCAGAACCAGCCGTTCCGCATGACATCGCCGATGCGCATCGCGCTATGGAAGGGGTGCAAAAGCTGCCCTAATAAAATTGTGAACGGAGGCAAAGATGAGTGAAATCACCGAAGGTTGGGAAGCGAAGTTGGAAGCCCTGAAGGCATTGGGGGCGCGGGCTAAGCGCGTGAACCACAACACCAGCGGCTTGCGCATGGCAGGTAAGCGCGGTGCGCGGCATTGGGTTTACCGTGCTGTATTACGGCGTGGTGATGCGTTGCCAGGCGGTCGCGTGTTGCAGGTGGTGAAGCGTGATGGCATGACCATGTTGCAGGTGGTGCGCTGGGATGGTTCAGGCATCAAGGGCGGCAAAGGCGGTGCAGTATGATTTGGGGATTTTGGTTCGCTGTGGCGGTGCTGTTGGGCATGGACTTTTGGTTTATTTGGACGCTCGTTTGGGGCGGTGATAACGATGAGTGAACTTGAGTGCCTGCGGCTGTGCTGTGTGCGGTGTTGGTGGGTGCTTTGGGTGTGGAAGCCATCGGCATGTTGGCGATTTTGAATAGGTTTAATACGGAGGTTGAAGATGAGTGATGATGCAGTAGCGATTCCCGCAGGTTATCGCAAAAATGAAAAAGGTCATTTGGTGCCTGAAGACATGATCGACGAGCTGGACAAGATGCGTGATGAGCTGGTGTTGGATATTAAGGAACGGTTTGTTACCGCGAGTGAATACCTGATCGGCATGAAAACGTGGGTGATGAATGCGATTTACGCCTTCCGCGATGTTTCAGCGATGGAATACAACGCTCCGATTGGTGGCGCGAAGGGTAACATCCAGTTGATGTCGTTCGACGGCAGCGTGAAGGTGAAGGTGCAGGTGCATGAGTTCATCACGTTCGATGAACGTTTGCAGGTGGCTAAGACCTTAGTCGATGAATGTATCACCGAATGGACTGAAGGCTCACGCGATGAGCTGAAAGTTATTGTTGCTGGGGCGTTTGATACAGACAAGCAGGGCAATGTATCCACTGCTAAAATCATGGGCTTGCGCCGCTATAAAATTGACGATGAACGCTGGGTAAGAGCCATGCAGGCATTGACAGACTGCATGATTATGCACGGCAGCAAAAGCTATGTGCGCGTGTATTTGCGCGTGGGGGACGACAACAGGTGGAAGGTTGTACCGTTGGAGTTTTCTGCATTGTAAAAGTGAAACGGCGGAGCGATCCGCCGTCTGCCCGGTGTGGTGATCGGGTACTGATGAGCAAGCCGAAGGAGATAGTGATGGACGTTATAACATTGAATGATGAATTAAAACCTTGCCCCTTTTGTGGAGGCGAAATCGATACGATTATTAAGGATGATACACAATGTTTCGTAGTATGTCGTAACTGCGGTTGCAAGGGGGCACCTAGCTATGCTATTACAGAAGAAGACGCTATCGTTTATGATACAACAACAAAAGAACACTCAAATACTGAAGCTATAGAGAAATGGAATAAAAGAATTGGTGACCGTAATAAGTTTGTGCCTGTATTTGTACGACCTTCCTCAATCACAACTAATGAGCAAGCCGAAGGTGTTGGGGTTCGTGCCTCACCGCCAACCTACGAAAGAACTGAAGGAGATGATGATGGACGTATCTAAGATTAAAATATTTGGAGCTGGAAGGGCAAGGGAAATCACCATTAATGTTTATGGTGGTGGTGTGCCGTTGGACAGTATTGAAGCGGCTGTGAATGCACTGGCAAGGGTTCTACCCCAAGAAGTAAGCATAGCTGCATATACCCATTCTGGGGAACAAGTCGCTTTTTCGATTGGTTCGGCTACGTAGATAAAGCGAAACGGCGGAGCGATCCGCCGTCTGCCCGGTGTGGTGATCGGGTACTGATGAGCAAGCCGAAGGAGATAGTGATGGCACTACAACCAATGCAGAAGTTTTTTTTAATGTTTGATGATGTACAAAATAAACATCCGCATGTTTTGTTCGACATGGGTTATAATAGGATTTCAGATTGGATCATAACAATCTGGGACGCTGAGCACTGTGGTATAAGAAATGCTAAAATAATTGTTCAATCTAATGGAACGACAAGAAATAAAGCATTTAAACGTGCAACTAAATCACTTCGGAAATGGGCTTCAACACACAAGAAAGGTCATGACTCACTATGATTGATTGCGCTTGCCCTTGCTGTGGGGCGCGGGGGTCGCTGGAGATGTTTTGCCAACAAGGTGTGGATGCTTCCTTGATGGCGGCATTGGCGACTATGCCGAGCGATTGCGGTCGCGAAGTGTTCCGCTACCTGCGGCTATTTGCCCCACAACGTAACAAAAAAATAAGCAAAGATAAGGCACTGCGTTTGCTCAACGAACTGCTGGCAATGATTAAACACGGCGGCACATACCGCAAAAAACTGATTACCGCGCCATCACACGTGTGGGCGCAGGCATTGGCGCAAACGTGCGATAGCTTGAACGCCAAAGCCGATTACAAACCATTGCCCAGCCATAATTACCTGTTGCAGGTGGTGCATAGTGTGCTTAACGGAGGGCAGCGGGCAGAAGACAGAGGGCAGAAAGATGAACCAAAGCATATTGCGCCGCGTACGTCATCTGCATTGCAGACGGTGGGCGAAGTGCTGCAACCTAAACCAAAACCAAAACAAGAACCTGTGGTTCACCCCATACCAAAAGACCAAATTGAACAATGGCTGATAAAAGCAAGAGACGATTTGATTCATGACAAAGGATTGCCCGAAAAAGGCTTGCTACCGTTCATGATCGCCCACCATGCCGAGGCGTTGTATAATAAGGAGTTGCAAGATGCACGTTAAAGAAATAATGAAGTTATTGAATAAAGCCAAGCGCATTTGTGACGAAGACGAATTTGAGCGGGTGTTTTATGAACTTTTTGGGTGGCGTGATTATCAACACAAAATTAAAAGCGCACAAATTGCACTCGATCATATTGAGTTTGAAAAACTCATGGAAGAGAATAAAAAGATAGACTATTTTATGGATTATGATGCGCTGGAGGGGTTAAGTGCTAAGGAGATGCTGCAAAGAATAGCGAAGCACGAAGAAGACATAGCGCGTTATGAACGTAATGAAAAACGTATACACAAACTACTGGGGGTTTGACATGGCTGACACATCACCTGCGGCTTACCGCCGCCGCGAATTGGGATTGATCCATCAAGCTAAGGCTGCGCTGAAGCTGGATGATGACGATTACCGCGACATGCTGGAACGGCTGTGTGGTGTGCGTTCAGCCGCCGACTTGGACAGTCGTGGACGGTTTAAAGTGATCGCCGAGTTGGAGCGCATGGGTTATAAACCCAAAGCGCGCCGTAACTATGGGCGTAAACCTGCTGTAAACGGCGATAAAACGGCATTAATGAACAAGATTGAAGCACAGCTAGCCGATGCTAAACTACCGTGGGCGTATGCCGAGGCGATTGCCAAGCGCGTGTGCAAGGTGGACAAATTGGCGTGGTGCAATACCGCGCAACTGCGCAAGGTGGTGGCTGCCTTGAACTATCGGGCGAAACGCACATGAGCAGCGTACGTAAAAACGCTATGGATTGCGATTTGCCAGAGCTGCTGGATTTGGCGCAAGAGCTGCCCAGCGATTATTCGTGGTTGCAATCGTTGGCAGAGCTGGTGGATGTGCTGCGTGAAGATGCCATACAGCGCGGTAAAAAAGCGGCAGTAGCAGAAGCCGAGGCAAAGCGCATCGTTATATTGATCGCGCACTATTGGGGTGGTCGTTCGGTTTATTTACCGCGTAACGACAAATTGCGCCAAGCCCTGCGTAATATACAGATTTACCACCAGTTTGATGGCTCAAACGTCAAGCAACTGGCAGCGCGGTATCGGTTGACGGATGTTTCTATCTACACGATCATCAAAGAGCAGCGGGCGATACGCAAGGCGAAACAGCCTGCGTTGTTTGGTAGGTAGTTGGTAGTTGGCAGTTGTTCGTTGGCAGTGGTGCGCAAGTGCCCCTTACGCATCTGCCCTCTGCTCTTTGATACGGTGGGGAAGTTCATACACCTGTTCGGCAATCATGGTGACCAGCGCAATGGCTTCTTCCACCTGTTTTGCGCTGGGGCGTGTGCCTTCGTGTAGGGCTGCATTGCCTTGGTCG